TTAACTTACTGATTTCAATAATGCTCTGGTGCTGCTTTGCAGGCTTTGGGGCATCTGTGGGGCAAAACTCGCAAGCCTCTGATTCAGCATCGCGATCTGCTCACTGCTGCTGTCAGCCATCCACGCCCCATACACATTGAAGACCATCTGGGCGCTCGCATGGCCCATCTGGCTGGCAATGAAGCTGGGGTTAGCACCCGCTGATAGTGACCAGCATGCATACGTATGACGCGACTGATAAGCTTTCCTGTGCTTGATTCCAGCGCGCTTAACCGCTGCGTCCCACGAATCACCTATCGAATCCACTTTATAAACAAAGCCTACCTGATCACTACGCCTGACTAACTGAGGGCTGAAAACAAATGTACAGTCATGTCTCTCTGTTCGTCCGTACTCGCGTAACTGAACATCGATTTGATGCTGCTTACTTAGCCTCGTCAGTTCAGCCTGATTCCTCAGGACGCTGATCGCGGGCTCGATAAGGTGTATGACCCTGTCTGTGCTCGCCTCAGTTTTCGGTAGAGTGAATTCGCCCAATTTTGTATAATTACGACGGATTGTTATTGTCCCAGCTTCAAGATCGATATCCTCCCAGGCCAGGGAGGTCAGCTCCCCGTGACGTACCCCTGTGTATACTGCGAGTGACCACAGGTTTTTCGTCTGCTGATGCCGGCATGCATCTATCAGACGAATAAATTCGTCACGAGTTAGCGGATCTGGCTCTGCCCTGGCTTTTTTAAGAGGCTTAATCCCGTCGAAGGGGTTCGCCTCTACGTAACCGTGATCTGCGGCAAACTGAAACATTCCGGCGATGGTTGTCATGTAATAATTCACAGTAACAACACTTCGTCCCTTCACCGGAGCCTTTCCCTTCATCGGCGTTTGGTGACCGGTCAATAAATCTTTCCTGATATACAGCAGTTCCTCTTTAGTCACCGCCGACACCAGCCGATTACCCCCGATCTTGGGCACCACATTCCTTGCGACTGACTCATAACGGTTGAACGCGTTCGCGCAGATTTCCATCCTCTTCAGATCCAGCCACTTTTCTTCAAGCTCCTTCACTGTAATTTCTTTTTTTCCCACCCCAAAAGCCTTGAGGTTAGGGGAGTCAGGAAATTGCACTGCATACTCAAACGTACCGGTGCGGATGGCAAAACATACCGACGTCCGCAGTTCCCCGGCGATCTTCCTGTTCTTAGCGGTGTCAGGGACACCGAGACTTTCCCTGACACGCTTACCTTTAAAATTAAACCAGATGCGCAATGTGCCACCGTGGTTTTCGACGCCTGTTGGATATGTGATTTTATCCATTGACTCCTCCAGACGCCCAAGAGCGATATGAGCTTACCTTTTTCATGGCATCAAATCACCCAGGCTGTTTGTTTTTCATCGAGGCAACCCATGCATCGACCGCTTTCCGGTTATACATGCACTCGCTGGAAGGTTTCGGAATTCCATCCGGTGAAACGTGCAAGTATTCCCGCCCGACCATCCAGCACTCCTTTCTGGCCCTGAGGATGGTTCCGGGCTTAAGCCCGGTAACCGCAATCAGGACGCTTTCACAAACCCACTCGTTAGGGGTCAGGAGAACGATTTCAGCACTGGTTTGCATGGATCTCCTCCATTTTCTCTTTAGCCAGATGCACGCAACGCGTAAAAGAGGAGGGCGTTACAATTTCTCGCAGAGCCTGAACCAAGAAATCGTTGTGCTGCTGGTGCAGCTGCAGGTTGCGTTCTTTTTCCTCATGACGCAGGACTGCCAGACGGGCTGTGATGATGCGGCGCTTCCCTTTGATCAGCCGCAGCGCGTTCTCTGCCTTTTTGCGCCATGTACTCCAGTCACTACTGCTGTTCGAACTCGCCAACTGCTCTTCAATACTGAGCTGTGCCTCTTCAGCATTAACCAGTTGCTGCAGGCAATCGCTGATAGTGTTCAGGTTATCTGTTTCAACGAAGAATTTGTGCATCGTTATCCCTCCCATCCAATCGCCTGGAACAGGCCCATCTTAGGGTGATACCAGCGGGTGCCGCGCGGTTCAGCTTCTGACATCATCTGGCGAAACGCGGCCATAAACAGCTCCAGTTCGACGATGGCCCTACGTGATAAAAGCCCGTCTGGAGTCATAAATTCGTGCGTGTCTGTCGGTATGCGGTAGGCATTTACCAGATTTCGGCACTTAGCGTCACTCATTCCGCTTTTAGCGACCACCTGGCGGTAACCGACATATCCGGCGCGCATGGTCCCGCGTTTAATGTTCTCAACAGCTTCGGTGACCGTTTCGATCTGCTCTTCAACATGATTCAGGCGTTTCTGCTGGCGAACGGCATCGGCGGCCATTGCGGCGATCATCTCGATTTCCGTCAGCGGCGCGCGAGTGCGGAAGTAGCTGTTAACCAGTTCGCGCTGAACCTGCCAGGCCAAATCGTCGGTGAAAGACTTAACCAGCATCAGGTAGCCTGACTCGACCAGCACAATTCCTGATGCTGCAAATTTAGAGAAAACGCCGTCTGGAAGGTGGCGACGAATTTCGTCGGAACCTAATTCGAAGTAGTCCTCCCCTTCAATAAGTCGGGATTTATTTTCACGGAAATTACGTCCACCAGTACCATCGGGTCGCTGGTGCACTTCATCAATCATCGCCAGCGTCACAACGCGCTGACCGCGATATTCGACTGCCGGAAGCTGTTTGTTATTGATCGTTACTGTGTTCATGCTCGATACCCTTTTGATTGCCCGGCATTACACCGGGCTGGTTGATCACTTAACCTGGATAAACGGAGTATTCGTTCCGCTGGCCATGTACTGAGGCAGGGTGCCGTTCCATTTGTTGATGGCCTCCAGTTGCAGCACTTCAGGGTTTTCACGCATGGCCTGTCCACGGATCTGGATAGACTTTGCTTCTGCTTCCGCCAATTTCAGCTTTGCGTCTGCCTGGCCATCTGCTTCAGCGCGCAGCATGTTGGCTTCAGCTTCACGTTGTTTCACTTCCTGCTCGCGCTGCAGCGTCTTCTGATTGGCGGTGACTTTAGCGTTGATGCTTTCGATAACAGTCGGCGGATACTCCGGGCGGCCGACGTAAGAAAGGCTGATAACATGGATTCCGACCGGGCCCATGTCGGACTGGATATCTTTAAGAGCGTTTTCAAGCAACTCAGCTTTCCCGCCGTCAATGAACTTATCGGTGCTCATTCGGCTTGCAAGACGATTAAGGGCGTCGGCAATCTTTTGGCGTAAATCGGTGTCGGTGATGTCGTCTACACCTTTGCGATAGGTCTGAAAGACGGTTGTCACTTTGGTTGGGTCAACTTTATAGGCGACGCCAATGTGATAGCCGATAGTTGTGCCGTCACTCATCTGGAAGTTGAAAGCGTCGTCGTAGGTCTTCATCTGTTTGAAGGTGGGGAAGATGTAAACCTCAGTGTTCCAGCCGGTCCAGTAGCGGCCAACACCAACAACTTCACCAACGCCTTTATCGTCGCCCAGCTTGTTGACCTTAATCCCAACGTTTCCAGGCTCAACACGATCACAACCAACAAGGCCGATGGCAGAAAGCGCGATAATTGAAGCCATAATTGTTTTTTTCATTTCTTTTCCTTGGTTACGGTAGCAGCAAGACCCTTACAGATGGCGTAGATGCATGGCGGGGTCAGAATCGCCAGAGCAAAACCGAATAAAACTGCCGTCGTGTCCTTCATCGAAACGAGGATCGGAACGAACAGCCCATAAACGCTGGCGATAATTACCAGCGATATAACGACGCGTAAGTAAGCAATCATCAGCGGATGCCTTCTGGTTTGATGGCCTGCAGTTCTTCCTGCTCTTTCAGGTATCGGTCATGCATAGCATCCCACTTCCCGAGCCACTTACGTTCTTCGCGCTTACGTTCCAGAATTCGTCGAATGCGTCGCATGCATCGGTTATGTGCAAAGAGATATTGCTGTGTGTGCTGGCCCATGCGATTGACGAGCACACCGTTACTGAATACAGGTTCGTCTGGTTCGTTGGTGTTAAAGCCGGCACGGTGAAAAGTTTTGGTTACCATGTAGTGAGCAAGGTTGCTGATCGCCGCGCTCCTGCTCAGGAAACGGCGCGAATAGCCGTGCCTTGATACGACGTAAACAGGCTGAAGCTCTTTGGCAAAGGCGCAGTCAATTGAGGTGGTGCTGATGCGTTTATCTTTCATTTCCGGTCCTTAACTTTGCTGTATCGTTCGTGGCTCATTACTTCCCAGTTCTTACCGCCGTCACGGGAAAGTAGCCGCCATCGCAAGTTCACCCTCAGACTGAGGTAGCCGGTACGGCGCATTCGCCGCGGCAAAATCCGTTGCTGACGGAACTGCAAGAGCACCTTCACCGCCTGCTGATGGATCCGCTCAGGAATTCGTATCGCTGTCAGTGCCACCAGCTACCTCCTCAATTCTCAGCTCCATTTCGCGCGCCATTTCGATAAACGTGGGCAGTGAGCAAATGTGCTCGTCGTCGAGCAGCCGGCGGTCGCATATCACCTTCCCGTCTTGGATGTGCAGAACTTCCCGCCCGGTAAAATTAGGGAGGACATGCAGATCCAGGTTCAACAAAGGGCGGGGAATCAGCACGCCTTGATAGAGCATTGTTTGTTGGTTATTCATTACCGGTCTCCACATTGGCTGGTTTCTGCTTTTTGACGAACTCCACCAGCTCACGAATAAGCTCGTCGATTAACTCCTTCCCGCTTTCTGTGAGGAACTCACCGCGCCCGTTTACGTCTACGGCACTGCAATAGATCCCCCTGACTGCTTTTACCCCTTCAACATTCCCAATCTCGTTCAGCGCGTGCTTTTCGAAACGGCTCAACAGTCCATCGAGAAGAATCTCAGTTAATTCCAGAGTTTTGATTTCACCCTTAGGCTGACTAATGACGATACAAGAGCTGCCTGTTTTTCGAATGTGGCGTTGTAGTGCTGCTTTAATAACTCGGCGGCGATAATTCTCGATTACTTTATCCATTGCGCTGCTCTTCCTCTAAGATCATAACTATTTCTTCCTCTTTTTCGGTCCAGTCATGGATCTCAGCTGCAAGATCATAAACCAGCGAGCAAATCGTTTTTAGTTGGAATTGGTCAAGCTTATCGTGATACTCAAATAATGTTTGCGATAAACCAGCTAGCTGCTCAGCTTTGATATTTACTGGCTGTATATCCTGCCTTTTTGAGTCGCTCATACTTAATACCCATATGCCTTTTTAAGGTAGAGGCTAGCGATTAGTTCAAAACCACAGGCCGCGAAAAGACGTGCGCTCTTATACGCCTCTATATCTTTGATAAAAGTCATACAAAGCACCTCATCGTCATTGAGGCAATAACGCGACCATGTACCTGCATATCGCTTTGTTCGTGAATTTCCAATGAAAATGTCTCGTAATGACTGTTGTCGGAAATTATTACAACTGCTCCATTGGGCATTGGCTCAATACGCTTAATGAATACACATGGGCGACCAAAAACATAACGGGTAAAAACATAAATCCCAGGTTCGGCAATCTTCCCGTCACAGTCAGCGAAAGCAATAAGCTCGCAAGGCTGGATGGTTGGCTGCATTGAATCCCCGCTCATCTGGCATGTCCTAATCCCTTTTGCCGTATAACCGCCACTATTGTTGACAAATAATTCACATGGATTCCCTACGTGATTAATTCTTTGAGAAAGTGCATTCTGCATTTTCATTTCCTCAGGGTGAGTTTTTCCACACCGTTTAAGGCGTTAATTATTTAAGAGATTAATTTCTATTGATGAGTGGAGAACATTCTTTTCAAATCAGGATAAGCATCGATAATCTTTTTTGCGTCGTCACATGCTTCATCGTAGGATTTGAAGAAGTCAACAAGGACAAAATAATTTTCAATGCGCTCGTATAAAGCGAACTCAACTCCATCAACAAAAGTCGTTCTGAACTGATAATTAAAGGACTCATCATGAGGCTGTGCAGCGGAGCAATAGCTCCAATGAGTTTTAGCTGCTCTAAGCTTGTCGTGAATGTTAAATTCTTTAATGGCGGTATTTGGCGTGGAAGATTTGTTCATCTCATTGGCTCCGTTGTTTGCCGATGAGTTAAGCATACCTATGGGTAATAAGTTAGGTCAACACCCACAGGTAATAATTTTGTATTAATTTTTTAGGATGTTGATTTTTAAGGTAATAAAAAACCCGCCGAAGCGGGTTTAATCAGATAATTTTTAGTCTGGCTTCGACTGCGACACCTAGCAGCTTGCAGTTACCGTTAATCGGAATTATTGGATAGGCTGGGTTCAAAGGTTTTAGGAAATGATCGCCACCATCAATAACCAGCTTTTTGAATGTTGCTTCGTTGGCATCGATTAGCTTAGCGAGCACAAGGCTCCCATGCTTAGCTTCCCGGCCTGTGTCGAACAAGACCATCATGCCTTCTGGGATACTCATTCCCACAGGGGAGGTCATTGAATCACCTTTGATTCTTAGCCAAAAGCCTTCACCCTCAACATGAGCGTCAGACTCACACCATTCTTCAACGTCGTTTAGGGTATAAGGTTCTATCGCCTCTGCCCAAGCTCCCGCACTAACCCAACTGATCACCGGATATGCCTTCCCTGGATTTGGTTGTTGAACTAACTCTACATTCGATTTTTCTTGGCTTATACCATCCATCCACCCGCGAGGTAATCCGAACGATCTCTCGATGACTTCGATCATATCGTCAGCAATGCGTTTTCTTCCTGCCTTGCCCTCTGGCCAAAGCATTCTTAGAACGTAGGAAGGCTCTCGCTCAATCTTGCGAGCGAGTTTTGAGGCATTCCCGTCACAGTAATCATCCCTCAATTGGATGAGTCGTAAACGACGTTTTTCGTATTTATCCATAGCTTCCATTTTATCCTATGTTACCTGTTGGTAAATAACCCGTGGGTATTGATTATGTTGATACCTACAGGTAATATCAACTAAGAATTTAACCAGAGGTCAATTATGGAAGCTCTGAAGAAGTACATGGCGACCTTGACGCCTGAAGAGAAGAAGCAGTTCGCGCTGAGTTGCGGGACCACTCTCAACTACCTGCGCAAGGTTATGAGTACCGGAAAGCCTATCGGTCCTGAAATCTGCGCTCAAATTGAGATCCACAGCGGAGGTGAGGTTTCCCGTAAATCGCTTAGTCCTAACAACTGGCAGAAAATCTGGCCAGAGCTGCTTAAGCGCAACCATGCCTGATAGCAGAACTGTTATGCCGCAAGCATACAGCCAAGCGGACGCAGAGTGGATACAGCAGCAGCTGCTGATCCTGACACCAGCTGCAAGGTCAAAAGCAGTTCAACGATATGCAGCGGTGTACCAGGAAGCGTTAGACGCTGAGCCCGTAAGCTTCCGAAAGGAGAACCGGGCCAGGCATAAGGCAAACTCCCGGCTCCGTCTTTTTGTGAAGAACCAGGGCAGGGCTTTACAGGGGTATACAACTCAGCCACCCCTAGCAGGAGCGCAACAGCATTCCTGATAGTTTCGGGTTTAAAGGTACCCGGCGGCTGAAATAAATGTGAAAGGCATTTAGACGTCCAGATTTCTAGGTGTTTTGGTGGTTGGATGTCTTTCACACCCCCTACATGTCAATGGGGGAAAGGGGGCGGTGTTGATCTTTTAGCGCGAAGCGCTGGAACAGGCTTTTCCAAGAAGACGACTCAATAGGTTAGGTAGATCTCTGTGGTGTTTAAATGCCCGAATCCGTCTGGATGGCTATACGTTTAGAATTCCGAGGTGATTACATGAATAATTGTTTTGATGATGAAGTTTGGTTGCCGGTAATTATCAACCCATACGGGAATGCCTATCAAGTCAGTTCAGCGGGACGCATTCGCGGGTTGGATCGTATAGCTGAATCTGAAGTTTTTATTCGCCAAATCCGTGGCGTGATTCTTAAGGGCAGGGTGCGCCGAGATGGATATAAAACCGTTAACCTGAGCTATAAACGCGAGCGTCAAACATTTGCAATTCATCGACTGGTAGCGCTGGCATTTTGTAATAACCCTCATAATCACGCTGAAGTGAATCATAAAGACGGTAATAAACTTAATAACAATGCCTCAAATCTTGAGTGGGTAAGCCATAGCGAAAACATTCAGCATTCAATTCGTACCGGGCTGAATAAATCTCAGGGGGCTAATAACAAACAATTCAAAGGCCTGATTGTCGCCACAAATCTTGCAACCATGGAACAAAAGACCTTTTGCGGGAAAAAGGCGCTAATTAGCGCCGGGTTTGACCACGGTAGTGTTTATGCGGTTATTGCTGGAAGAGTAAAATCTCATCGCGGCCACCATTTCAAACGTCTCCCTCTGAACCACGCGGGGGCAGCACAATGCAGCTGACTATCACACCGAACTTTGCACAGGATCGCGCGCTCAACATGTTGCGCCGTGACTGGAAGGCACACGACACCTTCATGGTGTACTCGCCAACCGGTAGCGGTAAAACAGGCCTGGCTGCCTTCATCGTTGCCGGGTTCGTCAGCCGTGGTATGCGTGTTCTGTTCTGCGCGCCGTACACCATTTTGATTGAGCAGACAGCCAGCCGCTTTGTGGAATATGGCTTGCCGGGTGATGAGATTGGCTACATCTGGGCTGATCATCCGAATCATGATCCGTCGCTGAAAATCCAGATTGCCAGCGCTGACACGCTGATCCGTCGCGTTTTCCCGGAAAACATTGATCTGCTGATTATCGACGAAGCGCACCTGCGTAAAAAACGCATCCTGCAGAACATTGAACGGCTGCGCGCCAACGGGGTGAAGGTTATTGGTTTATCGGGCACACCATTTTCCCCATTCCTGGGCAATTACTATGACCGCCTCATCAAACCGACCACTATCGGCGAGCTGATCCAGCGCGGTGACTTGAGCAAATATGAGTTCTACGCACCGACTAAGCCAGATCTGAAAGGCGTCAAAACTAAGCCATCACTGGAGTACGGCAGCGACTATAACGAGGCCCAGTTGGCCGAGATCATGTGCGGCTCGACGCTGGTGGGGGATATCGTCCAGAACTGGCTGGAGAATGGTCATGACCTGCCGACGATTGCGTTCTGCGTGAACGTAGCCCACGCCAATTTCCTTACCATCCAGTTTAATCAGGCTGGCGTAAATGCCGAGGTAATGACCGCTGACACCCCGGTCGACGAACGCCAGACCATCATCCACCGCTTCGAAACAGGCGCAACGAAAATCATCGTCAGCGTGGGCGTGCTGGTGGCCGGGTTCGACAACGATGTTCGCTGCATCATCTACGCCAGGCCAACCAAAAGCGAGATTCGCTGGCTGCAGGCGCTAGGGCGTGGGCTACGCACCGCTCCGGGAAAAGAGTCCTGCCTCATCTTTGATCACAGCGGCACCGTTCACCGCCTGGGCTATCCGGATTCTATCGAATATGACGATCTTCCCGGTAAATCTGACGGCATGGAGGAAAGCGCGCGCCGCGCAGCTGAGGAACGCGAAGAGAAGTTGCCGCACGAATGCTCACAATGCCACTACATGAAACCGGCTGGCGTCTACGTCTGCCCGAAGTGCGGCCATAAGCCGCTGGCAGGCGAGGACATCGACACCGACACCGGGCGCAAGCTGAAAAAGTTGGGTAAGGACAAGCCGCAGCCGACGAAGGCCGAGAAGCAAGCCTGGTGGAGTCAGATCAAGTTTTACCAGAAACAGCGCGAATCCCTGGGCAAAACACCGGTAAGCGACGGCTGGTGTAAGCACACGTTCCATGAACGTTTCGGGGAGTGGCCACGCGGGCTGAGCGACTATCCGATGGACATTACCCCTACGGTTTCGAACTTCATCAAGCACAAGCAGATTGCTTTTGCGAAGGGAAAGACCAGACGCATGGAGGAGGCTCAGAAATCGGAGGCTCCCGCGTCAATTCATCAGACACAGAAAGTGATTAGTGACATTAGGCAGCAGTTAGGAAAACGAGCATGAAGACAGCAGATGCAGCAAAGGGCCAGTGGGCCATGATTTTTGAGCATTACGGCCTGCCGCCGATTACCGGGAAAAACCACTTCAGAGGGAAGTGCCCGGTATGTGACTCGATTGGCAAATTCCGCATCGATGATCGTGATGGAGCTGGCACCTGGATCTGTACGTGCGGCAGCGGCGACGGTATGAAACTGGTGACCACCACCCAGGGCAAACCCTTTAACCAGATCTGCAAGGAAATCGATCAGCTCATTGGCAACAGCTTCACGCGGGAAAAGCTGCCTGAAACTAGCAGCGCCAGCAGCATGCGTACCAGAGTGCTCAGTAAGTTTTCGAAACTGTCATCGTTGCGTGGCACTTCAGGCGCGGACTATCTCAACGCGCGCGGCATTTATCAGCTTCCGCAAGAAGCGATCAGATTCAACGACAACGAGCGCTACGGCGGTAGGGTTTTCCAGTCATTGTATTCACTCGCAACAGACGATAAAGGCGAGCTTTGCTATCTGCACAGAACGTTGCTGGACGGAAGCCGGAAAGCTCAGCTGAAGGATTCATCCGGGGCGAAGCGGCAGAAATCTATTCAGGAAGACAATTATCTGGATCACGCCCGCTCTGTAGCTATCCGAATGTTTCCGGTGGCCAGCACACTGGGCATCGCCGAGGGTATCGAAACAGCACTGTCTGCGCACCAGATTTACAAGGTAAACACCTGGGCCACCATGACAGCCAATTTTATGAAGAAATTCCGAGTGCCGGCTGGCGTGAAGAATTTCATCATCTTTGCAGATCGTGACATTAACAGCGCGACGGGATTAGCGGCTGCGCTGGAATGCGCGCATGCCAATCTGCTCGCAAAAAATGACCTGGAAAGAATCAGCATTTACTACCCCGATAACGGGGACTTCAACGACATGCTCATGAATGGCGATCAGGTTCGTGAAATGGTTTTTTACAAGAAAAAGGCGGCGGCGTAATGCGTACAGACAACATCGAACATAAAGCACTTTTTACCATCCCGACGGCAGCGCACAGCACAACCCTGGCGAACATCAAGCCACTGCCTGAGCAACGTAAAATTACCGGCGATAAACAGACAGACGCCTACCTCTGGGTGCTGGAAGTCATCCGGATGAACGAACCTGCGCACCTGGACGCAGCCGAAGCCGCGCTGGAGAAAATCACCATCACACCTAAGGAGGCCGAGAAACGATATTCCCGCTACCTGCTGGCGAATCGTGTTGATCCGTTCGTGGCTGCATTCGGCACTATCGGCATGGATGACCCAGCGCGAGCTATCGAGATTGCACGCGAGAACATCAAGAAGGCGGCAGGAGTCCGCGCTACGTTCGGCAGCTACGAAGCGGCGCTGGAAGATGTTGAGGCAGAACGGATCATCAAAACGTCGCCGAAATACGTAAAAGGGTACGACTTCGGCTGGTCTGCCGAAGAAATGGAATCCGGGCACATTAGCGGTCATCGCATTTTTGAAATCGACGATCAGCGGCGCGCGCTGGTGGGCGGTTACTGTGACGTTTTGCCGCAACCCAACACTCTTTCCGATGTGGTTCGTGAGCTGGTTTACTGGGACTGGCTTTATCGTGAGCGTGATTGCGCTGCCCGTGAGCTGGGACACGAATACGGCTACTCGGAGCACCACAATTCTGTTTATGACCGTGAAAAGTACCTGGAAGAATTGCTTTCATCCATCAAGCCGGTAACACGAGCTGAAGCTGTTGAGGTCTGCATCTGGTTGCTGGCCAGCGAACGAACCGAATATATGGAAAACAGCGGTGCGGCGATCATCCTTAATCTGGTAGGGGAGTGTGAAGAATGAAGCTGGAATCATCACTCAAACACTTCAGCCCCCAGGGCATGCACATCAGCGACAGCGTGAAGGGCACTTCGCCGGATCGCATCACCGGCACAGATATCATGGCAGCCATTGGCACCACCAGCAGCCGCGCCCGGTTCGGTCTGGCGGCCTACTTCGGCAAGGCCGGGATCAGCAAAACGGATGAGCAGCTGGCAGTTCAGGCGCTCGCCCGGCACGCGATGGAAGCAGCCCCGAAGAATGTGCGCAAAGCAGCTGGTGGCGAGTTCGGCTGGTGCATGCAGCTGCTGGCGCAATTTGCCTTCGCTGAGTATGCCCGCTCGGCGGCTACCAGCGTGACGTGTCACAGCTGCAGCGGTACCGGTTTGACGTCACGCTATGAGGATGTGATCAAACATCCTGGCATTGTTGATGCTGACGGTGCGGAGGTGGTAGCCCCGAAGATTAAGCATGAGCTGGTGAAGCACACCTGCGCAACGTGCGGCGGAAAGGGCGTCATTCATGCCCGGTGCCGCTGCGGCGGTAAAGGCGAAGTGCTCGACCGTGTAGCGACAAAGGAGAAGGGCGCCCCGGTATTCAAAATCTGTGAGCGTTGTTCTGGAAATGGCTTCTCGTCTGTACCCTCGACCGCTGCGCACAAAGTAATTCTTAAGCGTCTGCCGGATCTGCATGTGAGGACATGGACCCGTAACTGGAAACCCTTTCTTGAGGTGCTGGTGGGCATTTGTCACCAGGAAGAAGCGAAGGCCGACAGGGAATTTCAGGCTGCGACTTCTTTTTGTGAAGATAACAACAAAATTTAGCACTTTGACAACACAGAGCTTGATTTTGTCCGAAGTTGTCGTGTAAGCTTCAAATTATGGAGTATACCGCCTGCAGATAATTAACTCCGAAAAGCCCGCCACGTTGCGGGTTTTTTGTTGATAGTTTTAAATCTAATGTCCCCACCAGATTTAAATGATTGAGCATTTTCCCCGGTAAGCTATTAGTTAGTATAGAAATTTATATAACGCTGAGCTAATAAGATAATATTTTTATATTCATTTGAAATATGACCGGAATATTTTGGCAAGCATCCTTTTTCACAACCATGCTTACTTCTCCTGCAACACAAATAAGGAGACTAACATGACAGAACAATACGCTGATTGCATTGAAGCATGTTACCGCTGTGCTGCTGCTTGCGATTACTGTGCTGCATCCTGCCTTAAAGAAGAGCAACTTGAAATGATGCGCGAATGTGTTCGTCTTGATATCCAATGCGCGAATATTTGTCGGCTTGTAGGTCAGTTGATGTCTATGGATAGTGAGTATGCAAAAGCGATTTGTAAAATTTGCGCTGAAGTTTGTCAGCAATGTGGAAATGAGTGTGGTAAGCATGAGCATGAGCATTGCCAAGAGTGCGCTAAGAAATGCAATCGATGCGCCGAGCTGTGCCTCGCAATGTCAGCCTGACAAAATATTTCGCAAAGCGCGATTTTTCTGAATGGATCTTTAGTTAAAGATAAATGGAACCGTTATTCGATCCGGCAATGTTTTAACCACATTATAAGTTTCTTTTTCAAAGGCTCGCTTCGGCGGGCCTTTTTTATGTCCCGCGCCACGCTCGGCGCAATTCAACCACAGAGCCTTTCAGAGGTGAGCCAGAGTGATGGTCGGTGTGACCGTCTCTGTGGGCTGACCATCCTGAGCGCTGGCTCACCCCCTAAAAGGAAAGTCACTATGTTCGGTTTCGGTAAAAAAGCACGTAAAGCAGTAAGCGACATCAAGAAGTTCGAAAAGCGCGATCTGGCCCAGGCGGTGGTAAACGCTGCTTACCTGGTGGCATACGCCGATGGCGAATGCGAAGCGTCAGAGAAGGCGAAGATCGAACAGGTGCTGCGCAACCAGCCATCGCTGGCGGCGTTCACCTCTGAAATCAACGCCATCAGCGCAACGATCGTGGGCCAGCTGGACACCAACTTCAAGATTGGCCGCCGGGCGGCGCTGCGTGAGATTGAAGACGTCAAGCACGACACGCGCGAGGCGGAAGACGTTCTCGACGTGGCGGTAGCCATTGCTGAGGCAGACGGCGAAGTAGAGCCGGAAGAGCGCAAGGTGCTGGAAGAGATCGCCAGTGTTCTCGGCCTGCGTCTGGAAAACCACCTGTAATGGCCAGGCTTCGCTGGGCCGCTGCTGGTGTGCTGTTGTTCCTGGTGATCGCCATCGACTTTACCAGCAAGTTGATGTCGATCCTGGCCGACGGCGTGCTGGTGGCTGGCGCGGTAGTGCTGCTCTGGCCGCTGCTGAAGAAAACGAAATAACACTGTGCAAAAGGTCGCTCCGGCGGCCTTTGACAGAGTGAGCTTTTGGACTATTAATTAATGTGTGGTGAATTCCTTCTGTGCGGAGGAGCTAAGTGACCAGGATGTGTCATCGAACAGCGATTTATGGTCGGTCTGCCAACGAATCACCGGGAGGCACCCGGCACCACACCTACCTACTTTTCAAACAGTCTGAACAGTTCCATTAGCCTGCTTACCTGAGCAGGCTTTTTTTATTCCCTTTACACAGCACCCCGACCCAATCGGAGGTGAGAGCATGTCCTATATGAGCAAACTTGTAACCGGCGTCGCCCTGGGCACTTCTGGCGGCACAATTGTTAACGGGATCCTGACAAAGTTCAGCCCGGATGAGTGGAGCGCGATCGGTGTGCTGGCGGGCATTGTCGGGATCATCATCACCGGCCTGGTTAACTGGTACTTCAAGCGCAAGGTAACGAACGCCCAGGTTAAAGCGCTGGAGAAGTACGGCCCCGCAGTCAAAGTCGGAGATGATTAAATGCCAGTGACCAGCCGCCTGCGTAACAAACTTATCGCCGCCGCTGGTGGTGGTGCAATGCTGATCGCCTCACTGTTCCTCGGCGGGCAGGATGGAGTCGAAGGGCGCAAGTACGTGGCCTATAAAGACGTGGCCGGAGTATGGACTATCTGTGATGGCCACACAGGCCGGGATATCGTAAAGGGGAAGACCTACACCGATCGCGAGTGTGACAACCTGCTGTGGAAAGACCTGCAGCCAGCCAAGAAGACGGTTGATAGTCTGGTCAAAGCGCCGCTAAACGAGTATCAGCGCGCCGCGCTCTACAGCTTCGTCTTTAACGTTGGCTCTGACGCGTTCTCGAAATCAACGCTGCTGCGCAAGCTGAATAAAGGCGATCATGCCGGAGCGTGCGAAGAGATGCGCCGCTGGGTATACGCTGGTGGCATGAAGTGGAAGGGCCTCCAGAACCGGCGCGAAATGGAGCGCAGTTTGTGCCTGGCGGAGAGCAAACATGACCTTTAGCATTCGGACGGTTCTGCTGATCGCTCTCGTGGTCATACTGCTTGGCATTGGCTATGGCGAGCTACGCTACCGGAATGGCTGGTATGCCCACGCCGACCACATCAACGCCCTGGCCGCCGATAAGCGCGCCAAAGCAGAGAAGGCCATTCAGCCTGTTGAGCAGAAGGCCGCCCAGGCCAGCGACGAAGGCCGAATCATCTACCGAACCATAACCCGTGACGTGGTGAAATATGTCCAGGATCCGAATCGTACCTTGTGTGCTTTTGATGATGAGTCTGTCCGGCTGCGGCAACAGGCTATCGACGCTGCCAACTCCATCAGCGGATTTGATGCAGCCCCCGTGCAGGGCAAGTGATGCCGGGAAGAACAGCGACGAAGACCTGCAGGCGGATGTTGAGACGGCGGAATGCCTGCGCCAGCTGCGACTGGACAAGTACCGCTGGCAGGCCTGGTATAAGGCAGTAATGAATTAATTTAATGACAGCCAGACTTATAAATCATTAAATGAGGTGGTTTAAAGGCAGTATCTTTCCCGGTTAAGCAGAGCAAATATTGCGCTTCGTAATCGCTGTAAATCGTCAGGGTCAGACAGCTCTTCATCAGAAATTTTTTCAAATGACAGGGTAATATTTTCGTGTATGGCCTGCCTGCTTTGCTCGTCAAGACGGTTAAACATAGCCATTACGATTAGCTGAATCGCTCCTAACTGAACGCAGGCTTCCTGGCTCGAGGCTTCCTGCACATTAAGTTTGTCTATTAAATCTGCTATCAGATGCCTCATTTGAAACCTCCCGTATAGTGATAATTTGGAAAATATATCTTTCAGAAAGAAATCTGCAAGAGGTATTTTCACGAGCGGGACGAAAGCGCTACATAGGACAGAACAAGCCGTCTCTGGGCAGAGTATCCTGATGACACCCTCCTTCTGTACAAAGTAATCCAGCAATGCCTGTCGCTCAAAATTTAACTACAGGTAATACCCTCTGCTGCCACGATGATTTAAGCTAAAAGTTGCTAATCACAGTGGAGGGAAAATGAATCGACATGTGGATCCGAACCGGGTGGTCGTGTGGCAGGTAGAGTTTCGTTTCTCAACAAAGACTATATCGCTCGGGCATGGCACTCACTTCATTCAGGCGCTGCAGAACGAGCCAGCCCATCAGCTCTACGACCGGTTCTTTGATGAAATTGATGTTGAGCTAAGAGCCGAGCACGGAGATTACAAGCTGCGGAGTTGCAACATCAGCCCTGCGATTATGAAAGAAGACTGACCGCCTACGGGCGGTTTTTTATTGGCTAAAATATGAGAGAATTTATGTCATTACAAGGCAGCGATAACCCTAGCAAGTTCCGCGAAGAGTGGGATAAACAGACAGATAGTGAGTAGTAGGCATTACAGCAGGCATTCACTGAGTGCCTGTGATAATGTCAGGCTTCACTATTTGACTGATTAGGCTTGATTATGACGATCGATGTCGCTGTGATTTATCCCGACGGCCAAGTTAAAAAAATGACCGTTCCAGAAGACAGAAGAGCTATCTCTGTAGAGTACAACCAGCACGAGCTAACCATGCCAATTGAAGCCTACATTCTTGATGGCGCTTGGCGTTATTTTGCCCGTACTCAATCTGAGATCTCGAACCCTGAGATAGAGGCCGCGCTGAGGAGCGTTTAAGCCCACATTCAGATCTCCAAACGTCTATAGCCACTGGCATCCGCTGGTGGCTTTTTTTATGCGCCTCGCACGCGCACCACAGAGAGTCTTTCAGCCGTGAGCCTGGGGATCCGCTTCTCTCGGGCGGCCGTCCCGTGCGACAGGCTCACATCTAAAAGGAAACCCGAATGAAATACTTATCGCCGCAGCAGGCGATGCTTGGCATGCGTGTCGTTCTGACCGACAACGGCATGATCATCAAAAGCCCTGCTGGCTCTGCTGAGTACAACCTCAAGGGCCGCCGCATTAAAGTTACCGGTTACCCGGAATATTTCCCTGGCCTGCTGAGTGTGAAGGATAAGCGCACTAAAACTGGCGGATGGGTGAATATCTCAGCCGGTGAGTTCACGGCTTATCGTGAGGATGGCTCAGTTAGTGCACGCATTGGGCGTATCAACCCGCCAGAAGAACAAAAGCTGGTTGACGCGACAGTCAACTGGTCAATGAAGGTCAACACCGACGAGAACGGCCACCGTTACGCTGCTGGCATGGGTGTCGCTGTAGAGGATGACAAAGAGCAGATTGAGTTTAAGGCTGAGCGGTTTGCAGTTACTGGCACGGCGCAGAGCATAATCGAAAATGCCCGCGCTAATGCAGCTGAAGTAAAGACCCGCCTCTCTGACGATATGCGCGAGGCAGTCATTGACGCCATACGTGAGAGCGATGTGTTCAGGGCGCTGCAGGCGTCACAGGACGCTCAGGCTTCTGCTCAGGTCACTATGCAGCTGAGCATCAATAAGGCTGTGACCGACGCTATTCGCAATGCGCTGAAGCCCGGCGGTCTGCTGTATTGAGGACTTTAATGGCATGTCTAACGACATTAAACAACGCCCATATCCGCCGCCCCTATTTGTAGACAACCCCGACCTCAAACCGTACATCCGCATCATTCCTGCTGAAGGCGTTCACGAATGGCTGCATGCTGTGATCCTGAGCGACGACAGCAATCTGCATAACCCTGACCATGCTCATCTGATGGAGGCCGACTTGTGCTTCCTTTGGGCGTCTAATGCCTTCGATAAGAGGGGGCGATACGTGCTTGGCCAGGCGGAAGAGGTAATGATGCGTGCCGGGGGCTGGCAAAAGGCCCGCATGGAGCAGCAGATGTATGAATGGTTCGGGCGCATCCCCAGCTTCATCATCACCCTGGCGGCAGATTACTGCGCTCAGTGTTCGGATCTGGAGTTCTGCGCGCTGGTGGAGCACGAGCTTTACCATATCGCTCAGGAGACGGATGAGTTTAGCGCGCCGAAGTTCACGCGGGAAGGGCAGCCGAAGCTGAAACTACGTGGCCACGATGTGGAAGAGTTTGTAGGCGTCGTCCGGCGCTACGGTGCCAGCCAGGATGTGCAGCAGTTGGTGGACGCGGCAAACAGGCCTGCGGAGGTTGCCCATCTGAATATCGCCAGAGCATGCGGAACGTGCCTTATGAAACTGGCTTAAATTTTGACTGATTATGACAGGCAGGTAACCAATGGCGGCATTAAAAGGGGAGGTCAAAGCCTTCATCGTCCAGTCGTTAGCCTGCTTTGATACGCCCTCTCAGGTAGTCGAGGCCGTCAAGAAAGAGTTCGGACTCACGATCACCCGCCAGCAGGTGGAATCACACGACCCGACGAAAGCGAACGGGAAAGGCTTGGCGCAAAAGTGGGTGGACATGTTTAACAGTACCCGCGAACGCTTTCAGAACGAAATCTCTGATATCCCGATCGCCAACAAGGCATACCGGCTGCGAGCGCTGGACCGTATGGCGACTAAAACAGAGGGCATGAAGAACTTTGCGCTGGCCTCCCAGCTCATTGAGCAGGCGGCCAAAGAGGTGGGTGACGCCTACACCAATAAGCATAAGTTCGAGCATTCCGGGCCGAATGGGGGCGCTATCGAGACAGTCACCATGGATAAAGACGATTACAAAGCTGCGCGGCGGGAGATGCTGGAGGATGACGACTGCTGAGCAAAAGCTTTTCGCCCGACGCGTTGAATGCGTGGAGGACGGCCTGTATTACGCACGCTACTTCTTCAAACAGCGCACCGGCGGCAAGATGATTGTTGCGCCGCATCACCGGGTTATCCAGCAGACACTGGATAGGGTGATAGATGGCGAGATACAGCGTCTGATCATCAACGTCCCGCCTGGCTATACCAAAACCGAGCTGGCAACCATCAACATGATGGGGCGGGGTCTGGCGCTCAACCAGCGCGCCCGCTTCATGCACCTGTCTTATTCCCACCAGCTGGCGCTGCTCAACTCGTCTACCGCACGCGGCATGATCAAATCGCAGGCCTATCAGGCCATGTGGCCTATGTCGCTGCGCGATGATGCCGACAGTAAGGCGATGTGGTGGAACGAGTTCGGTGGTGGGGTGTACGCCAGTTCAGCGGCCGGGCAGGTTACCGGCTTCCGCGCCGGACACATGGAGCCTGGCTGGCAGGGCGCGCTAATTATCGATGACCCGGTTAAACCAGATGATGCCTACAGCGAGACTGTACGCGATGGCGTGAATAACCGCTTTAACGAAACCATTAAATCTCGTCTGGCGATCGAGACGACGCCGATGATCGTCATCATGCAGCGTATTCATTATCACGATCTGAGCGGCTACCTGCTGCGTGGCGGTTCCGGCGAAAAATGGCACCATCTTAATCTGCCGGTGATTATCGATAACAGCCAGGCATATTCAGCCCAGTATCCCGAAAACACCCACGCTATCCCGATTGATCACGGCTTGCCCGATGGCTGGCTCTGGCCTTTCAAGCATAATGAAAGCCACCGCGTTTCTCTGTTCTCGCACAGGCGCACCGCTGAAGCGCAGTACATGCAGAAGCCGCGACGCTTTAATGCCGAAGGCGCGCTATGGACTGAAGTAATGATAAGCGCCGCGCATGATCTGGAGATTCATGCCGACAAAGTACGCACGGTAATCGCTATTGACCCGCAGGCAACGAACAGCGAAGAGAGCGATGAATCGGGCATTGTGGCCGCCAGTGCATACGGTGCGGGTGATAAAAAGCGGTTCACGGTTGACGGCGATTACAGCGGCAAATATTCCCCGGCTGGCTGGGCTAAAAAGGCTATGTGGGCTTACGAAGAGCACGAAGCCGACGCGATCGTTATCGAAACGAACCAGGGCGGTGATATGGCGGAGGACACTCTGCGTAACGCCGGGTTCAAAGGCCGCATTATTCGTGTACATGCCAGTAAAGGGAAGTATGCCCGCGCGGAGCCTATATCTGCGCTATACGAACAGGGCCGGGTAGCGCACAACGGCAACCTCTACGTGCTGGAGAATCAGATGATGGAATATGTGCCAGCCACCGCCAAAAAATCGCCGGACCGGCTTGATGCGGCGGTTTATGCGCTTACTGAACTCGGCGGCGCTCAGCCAATGGGGATGATGATCCCCAAACGCCTGCAAGGGCGTTAAGATAAATATGTGGTGAATGCGCAGGCTGATGCGCCAAACCAGGCCTTAGAGGTCAGGAGTCAGGCAAGACAAAGCCGGTTAATCCGGTGGCGGCCCCCGTTGTGACTCAAAGCCGGAGATCAGCACCGGCCACCACACCTTTACTATCAGGCTGCCGCCCGGCGGCCTTTTTTATTGCCTTAATCCCACCAACGGACAAACCATGACTGACAAATTAACACTAGCCGTCAATCACGCGCTGAATGACGTCAGGCTTGCGCGCGCCCGTATGCTGGCGGCTAACCCGACAATGGGACTGGATACAAAACGCAGCACAGCGTGGTGCGAGTACGGCTTCAAAGAGGATCTGACCTTTGATGACCTCTACCGTCTCTACCGACGCGGCGGGATCGCTCACGGCGCGGTGCGCAAAATTAGCGGTACATGCTGGCTCAGCAATCCGGAAATCATTGAGGGCGAAAAGGCGGACGAAAGCCGCAAGGTAACCACCTGGGAGCGCAAGGCAAAAGCTGTTTTTACTCACCGTTTCTGGCGCACGTTTGCTGAAGCGGATTTGCGGCGGCTGGTGGGCCGCTACTCCGGTATCCTGCTGCACATTCGCGACGATAAAGACTGGAATCTGCCCGCCACGAAAGGTCGCGGTCTGGAGAAAATCACTGTTGCCTGGGCGGGCGCGCTGGTGCCTTCAGCATGGGACACCGGGCTGAACTCCCGCACTTACGGGCAGCCGAAAATGTGGCAGTACGTTGAACGCCTGCCGAACGGCAGCACCCGGCGCGTTGATGTCCACCCTGACCGCGTGTTCATCCTGGGCGATTACTCAGCCGATGCGATCGGCTTTCTTGAGGCAGCCTACAACGCTTTCGTCAGCCTGGAGAAAGTGGAGGGCGGCAGCGGTGAATCCTTCCTGAAAAACGCCGCGCGCCAGCTGAATATCAACTTCGATAAAGAGATCGACTTCAGTAATCTGGCCTCGATGTACAACGTCGATGTCAATGAGCTGCAGGAGAAGTTTAACGAAGCCGCTGTTGAGGTTAACCGCGGCAACGATGCGCTGCTGACCACACAGGGCGCAACGGTGACGCCGCTGGTGTCCGCTGTCGCTGACCCTGGGCCAACATACAACGTAAACCTCCAGACGGCAGCCGCCGCGCTGGATATCCCGACCAAAATCCTTGTGGGCATGCAGACAGGCGAGCGCGCCAGCACTGAAGACCAGCGCTACTTCAATGCACGCTGTCAGTCCCGGCGCGGCGATCTGTCGTTCGAAATAGAAGACCTGTGCGACAAGCTGGTGGCACTGGGCATTCTCGACGCGGTACCACAAAAGACGGTTATCTGGGATGACCTGAACGCCAGCTCCGGCGCTGAAAAGCTGGCCGCAGCCAGGCTGATAGCCGAGATCAACAGCGCTTCAGCAGCCACCGGCGAGCAGCCGTTCACGGGCGAGGAAATCCGCGTGGCCGCCGGGTATGAGGGTTCACCCGAACCGCTGGGAGAGGATGACGATGAAGAAAAAGACGAAGAGGATAATAAAACCTCCGATTCTGCCCGGAAACCTTAGCGACCCGACAGGCGCAGACCGCCTCGAGCGCGGCGCGATGAATGAGTTTTCAAGGCGGATCAAGCGTATCGCCAAAGCCTACCAGAGCATCCTCGACCGTATACCCGCATCACCCGCTGTAAACCTTCGCTACACCTTTGACCTTGATACTTCGCTCCTGTCCATGCTGCTGGAGAGCGCCTCTTCGCTGGTCGACGAGATCCTTTACGGCGGTAACGAGACGAATTTCTGGTTCTGGCGCGATTACGTTAACCAGGCATACCAGCGCGGCACGGCGCAGGAGTTCGCAAGTCTGTCGCAGCAGTCAGCGGTGTACTCCGCCGGGCGCGAGAACCTCCAGCAGCTGCTGCTGAGCGAACCGTATCAGCGTCGCCTGCTGTTGGTGCGCACCCGTGTATTTGAGGAGATGAAAAACCTCAGCGCGCGGACGAAATCTGACATGGCGCGGATCCTTACCGACGGCATGGGCCGTGGGCAGAACCCCCGTGATATTGCTAAAAGGCTCACTGAGCAGACCGGGATGGAGATCGGCCGCGCAAAGCGTATTGCCCGGACC